TCGGACAAAACGCGCGCGATTAACGTGCGTGAAAAAGTCCGACAATACCACGACTAAAACAGAGTCAAAAAGGGCAGTCCCCGCCGCTTGCGGAGCATGCGGATAGTGATGAAAACTTGCACTTTTTACAGATTTTCACGTTTCGATGGAAACATAGGCGTATTCCTTACTTGATAAATATACGCCGACTGACACCGTCGAAACGTGAAATTACACTTTTCACAGGTGAGAGTATGTGTCTAATGCCCGTTAAGCTTGCTAAGTACCAATTCTTTGTTCCGTGCGGCAAGTGCATAGAGTGCCGTATATCCCGCTCGATTGAGTGGGCATATCGTGTCGTTGCGGAGACGAGAGCGCACGAGCACAATTGTATGGTTACGCTTACTTATGCTGACGAGTACCTTCCTCGTGACATGAGTGTAAGCGTGTATGAAATGCAGACCTTCCTGAAGCGGTTGCGGAAGGCGATTCAGCCTTCCGAAATCCGTTTCTTTGGATGTGGTGAGTATGGTGAACAGTTTCTTCGACCTCACTATCATATGATTGTCTTCGGCTATGACTTTTCTGACCGATATCTTTTTGGTCATGATAAAAAGGGTACGAGACTTTATCGGTCTCCTCAGCTTGAAAAGGTGTGGACAAAAGGATTCTCGAGTGTTTGTGAGGTCGAGTTTGATGTTGCCAAGTATGTAGCCATTTACCTTCAGAAGCCGCCTGCCGACGGCAGGCGTCGAGCGTTCTTGAATATGAGTCGTAATCCTGGTATCGGTTACCAGGCTATCAAGCCCAACTTTATGGAAACCGATAAACTCTACCAGGACGGCAAATACATTCGTCTTCCCCGCTATTATCTCAAAGTCCTTGAGAGGTCGTATCCAGACCGGATTGCGGACTTAAAAGAGCGTCGTATAAATCATGCGATACGCGAATACGTGGAGATGATGGCGGATATTAAACATCATATCACGCAGATAGAATATCGGAAACATCGTTTTGAAAAAATTTTTGGAAAAAGTCTTGACAAGAATTGTATGCCGTGATATAATGGTATTGTAAAAAAAAGCAAACACGTAAGAGGCGACGGAGTTTTGTTTCATTTTTTGTTTTCCTCGCCTCACTCTATTTTTTTGTGAGGTGTTTTTTTATGGGTTTTTATGTTGTCGTTTATTATGTCGGTGATCTACCCGTTTTTTCTCCTATGATAGACGCTCGTTCGCATAGTGAAGCTCTGGAAAAATTCCGTGCTTCTGATCGCTTTGTCGAGTCCAAAACTTATGATGTTTTTAAGGTCTATTCCTGCATCGGTTGGAGGTGAAAGAAAAGTGAAACGGCTCACTGAACGAGAACGGATCGTTCGTCGTATGCAGGAAGTTTCCCGAGATATCGCGATGGTAGATAAACTCCTCGCTATCGAGGTAAAAGGCTCTGATTATGGATATCTCATTAAGCGTCGCAAGATTCTTTACGAGATGTATCTGAATCTGAACCGACAGCTGGTTGCTCTGGATGGAGTAGATCAGCCGTCGTTGTTCGACGAATATGACCGAGGAGATAAGAAATGAGTTTTGTGGATTTTATGACGAATTATGGCGAATACATTACTTTCGCCGTCTATGCAGTGGTGTCTATCGTCCTGTTTTTTAGGACGAAGAACATAAAATACATCAAGGAGTTAAATGAGGCAATGAAGTATCGTACCGCAACGTACAGAGAGACGGAAGATTCTCCGTCGCAAGAGTTTGACCGTTACAAGCCCGTCTATCGTCTGAATAAGGCGACAGGTGAACTGGAAATGACCGATGAGCGGATTGACATCCAGGAGCTTATCGATAGTTGCAGAGACATCTGTTTGCAGTCCTGCCTTGAGCGCTTTATGCCGCAAGAGGACGCGACAGATGAGATTCAAGGTAACTACGATGAGTATCTGGATGACCTCGATGGCTTTACCGAATATTTGGATAAAGCTGAAATGTACCGTGAGAAGTTCAACCTCTCCGATGAGCTGTCCGCTGAGGAGATTTTTGACCATGTATCCGAACAGGCGAATAAACTCAAGACTCGCCTGGGCGAGATAGACAAGGCAAGGAAGGAGAGCAGAGCGGCGCAAGTTGCAAGGGCTGATAAGCCGTCCGCCTCCACTTCGGACGACTCGTCGACAGCTGGTGGTGCCTCTGGCTCTGCCCCTTCCTCTGCTGAAAAAATAGAAAAGGAGGTAAAGTGATGTACCGTCGTCGTCGTCGCCGCGTTGCACGCGGTCGCCGTGGTTTCTATCGTACAGGTCGCCGCGCTCGTCGCCGTCGTCTGCATAAGCGCATTGCTTATGGCGGATTCAGTTTGTAAGTAATAAGGAGTATTTGACATGATTTACAAAATTTACAGCGTCAAAGACGCGGTTGCTGGACAGTTTTCCGAACCTCGTATCTTTATGAACGAAGGACTCGCTGTCCGTTGGTTTAAGAATCTCTGCGAGAAATCTGAGATCGCTTCAGATCTCTCCCTCTACTATCTCGGAGAGTATGACCTCGAGAGCGGTGCTATTTCGTCCGCTCCGGAGTTTGTTATGAATGGTGTTCTTGAGGTGACTAAATAATGGCCCGTGGACATTCTTTACAGAACGTGCCGATTCCTCGATTCCCTCGAGCTCGTTTTAATCTCTCTCATTCTGTGACGACGTCGATGGACGTCGGCACGTTGTACCCCATCGACTGGCAGGAAGTTGTACCTGGTGATGTGTTTAAATGTCGAGCATTTGATGTTTCTCGCGTTACCTCGTCCTTCCTTAAGCCAGTGATGGATAACTTGTATCTGGATGTATACCACTTTTTCGTTCCCCATCGTCTTGTTTACGACGATTTTGAGAAAGTGTTCGGTAATCCGAATCCTTCGGCTTATGCTGATAATGCCCTTGAAGAAATTCCTATGACTTATGGTGAGGTTAAGTCTGGGAATATTGCTGACTATCTTGGTCTTCCTGTTGGTTCTATTTCTCAAAGTAATCCCGTTTCGGTTTTGCCTTTTAGGTCTTTTGCTCTGATTTATGATAAGTATTTCAGAAACGAGAATACCACCGATGAGATTTACATCCAGAAGAAAGGTTTTTCCTTGTCTGAGCTTATTGGTGACCAAAATTTTTCCCCCAATTCTTATTGCGGTAAATTGCCGAAGGTGAATAAGTACAAGGACTATTTTACCTCGTGTGTTCCTAATCCTCAAAAAGGTGCTCCTGTTTCGTTTAGTCTTGGTGAACGTGCGAATGTTCGTACGGCAAATGAACAGTTACTCACCTCTGGATTAAATCCTCTTATGATGAAGACAGTCCCGAATGGAGTTTCTTATTCGGATACTGCTTTGTTGTCTGTTGATTCGTCTTTAGGTGGTGTTCGCCCTGTTGTGAGTCCGGCTGTTACTCAAAATGGCCCTTCATATCTCGCGCCTGTCAATCTTTATGCTGACCTTTCTTCGGCAAATGCGATTTCGGTTGATGACCTTCGTCTTGCGTTTGCTTATCAAAAAATGCTTGAACGTGACGCAATTTATGGCTCCAGGTATAACGAATATCTTTATGGACACTTCGGTGTACATATTCCCGATGCTTATATCCAGTTCCCTCAGTATCTCGGTGGCGGACGCACTCCGCTTAATATTGTCCAGGTCGCTCAGACCTCGCAAGGTACTGAAGAAAGCCCTCTTGGTAACGTAGGTGCTTATTCCTGGACGAACGGTCGTACAGGATACTCTCGGAAGTTTAAGGAGCATGGTTTAGTTATGACGGTTGCTTGTCTTAGGTATCGTCATACTTATCAGCAAGGCATCGCTAAGAAATGGCGGCGTAAAGTCCGTGAGGATTTTTACGATCCTTTGTTCTCTACAATTGGTCAACAGCCTGTTTATACGACTGAGTTATATGCGAATACGCCTAATAATACCGTTTTCGATTACCGCGAGGCATGGTCTGAGTTGCGCTCGATCCCTAATACTATTTCTGGTGAAATGCGTTCGGCGGCGACCAATTCTCTTGATATCTGGCACTTTGCTGATGTTTATTCTGCTGTTCCGACGCTTTCTCAATCGTTTACGGAAGAAACTCCTGCTTATGTGGATAGAACGCTTTCTGTTCCCTCATCGAGCCAGGATAACTTCATTCTTAACTTCTACTTCGATATGTCAGCTGTTCGTAAAATGCCTGTCTATAGCATGCCTTCCTTGATAGACCATCATTAGTGTTGTAACAAGCATTGTATAAACGACGTTAAAATATTTTTCTGTGATGGAATTGTAAAAATTGAGGAGTAAAAGATTATGGCATTTGGTGGACCTACCGTTGCAGACCGCCTGTTCGGCACGAACGGAGCAACTTCGAATTGGTTTACTCGTACCTTTGACCCGACTAAGGTCGAAATGGACTATAACTCGGCAGAGGCATTGCGCAATCGAGAGTTTAACGCGGCAGAGGCTCAAAAGAATCGCGATTTTCAAGAGCGCATGGCCAATACTGCTTACCAGAGAGCCGTTAAGGACCTCAAAGCTGCAGGCTTGAATCCATACCTTGCATATAGTGGCAGCGGAGCTGCTTCTCCCTCTGGCGCTACAGCGAGCGGAAGTAACGCGAGCGC